AAAGTAATACTTCCAATATCCTCTGTACTGTCTACAGTGATGGAATTTATTGTTGCTGCATGAATACGACCACCTCTACGAGAAACTGTTTTTAATGGGTCTGCAACAGAAACAACCATGCTTGGTGCAAGAATAACGCCAGCATCTTGTGATACTGAAAAACTTACAGTTTGAGTTAAATACCTTTCTGTTTCTAATATCCATCTGCCAAGTCTTTGAGCCTGTCCTTGGGAATAACAACCAATACTTCTGACTTCTTTGTGATTTACACCATAAACTCTTACAGCATCAGCATCTTCAACTCTTTCAAAAAGTACCTCACCTATCATGTCGTAGCTTTGGTACGCCACAGTAACACAAGTATGTCTTGACTTAAGTGATGTACCGTTATATTCAAAAAACCCATCAACAACCATACTTGGATTTATAACGTATGTAGAGTCAGTAGGTTTATCTTGCTTTACTACAAAACTTCCTGAAGTAAAATATGCCAGCCCTCTAAAAATATTTGTAAGTTCCTTAATTACTGTATAGACTTCTTTTCGAGTGTTAAGAACACAATTCAAAGCAAACCTTGGCTCCTGCCCTCCTTTACCATTACTAACTAGCTCATTACAATATTGTGATATTGCAAAAAAATCAAATTTATCTAAATGAGCATCAGGTATCGAACATCCATACCTAGTATTTTTTAAAAGATCATATAAACACCATGCAGGGTCGTTTGTGAAAGTTGCAGCTCCTAATGTGCCGTTAAACAAACCAGAATAAGTAATTCTGCCAATATGTGTTGTTGTATCTACAGTTGCGTTATGCGGAATTTGTACTTTGATTCCGCGTATCAAGTAACGTCTTTCGGGAATATTATTGAACTGTTGTGCATTAAATTCTAAAAAATGCAATGCACTATTTGGATACCTTAAATTTTCGTCAATTATTGTTGTAAAACTTGTCCAATTTAAAGTATTTTGCCGTTTTGCACTTGATTCGTCTGCACTTGTTCTAGTTAGTCTTATATCTACAGGAAATGCAGCGCCTTGAGGTATATTTATATTATAAGTTCTACTATATGAGTTACTTGTTTTTCCTTTTATTGTCGGAGAAGTAACAACAGCAAAACCACCACCATTAAATTGCAAAGATATTTGAAAACTTACTCTATGTCCAACAATATCACCATCGCCTTCAATAATTTGTAAAGTTGGTATCTGTACTGTCACTAGTACCCTAGTAATATTAGAGTCTGTTATTGTTCGTGTTATAGGTCCGCCAGACTGAGTAACAGTAACACCAACAGCTGAAGTTGCTTCTATAAAATTTGCCTCTGCAAACAAAGAAGTTTGGTCTTGCGTTCCAACTCTAAAAGCTCTAGAGAATCCTTGAAAATTATTTAATGAAGTTTTTTCAAGAAAAACATCTTCAAATTGGTCAATCTCTCCCTCACTCACGAGGTCTAATACTCGTGCAAATTGGGTGCTTTGTAATGTATCAGGTGCTTCGGTAGGAGTTCTTGGGCCTTGGTTTTTACCTGAACCTCTTATTATAATTTTTTCTTCTTTCATATTTAGCTACCTAATATTGGTGGGGCTGCGTTAAGACCTGCACTTATAACCACACTTCCAGTTACAACACGACCATAACAAATCGGAACTGGCAATCCTTGATCAGCCACGTTTACAATACCGCTAAAACTAAAAGATTGAAGTTTTGATGCTTCATTTATACTATCTGGCGTAGGACTTAGCAAATTACTAATACCTCCTACAACTAAAGAGACACCAACATAAGTTAAAGCTTTAGTAACAGAAGCACCAAAAACACCTGTTATTGCAGGGCCAGCAAAAACGGTTAAACCTATTAATAAAGCACCTGCCAAAATTTGTCCTAAACCTCTACCAGCACCTTTTATAACGGGTACTATGTGCAATACATCTTGTTCTGACCAAGGTTCTAACATTGGTTTTAAATTTGTTTTATAAATTTTTTGTTTTCCTACTGTTACCTTAAATCCATTACCTTGCTCATCATTATTAAGAAACCAATTAGCTAAATCTGGAAAATTTACACATAAAGCTTTGATTGCATGAGCTGGGTTTGCAACATCTAATTCAAATGTTGATTGACCTAATTTTTTCCTTAACTCACCATAAACTTTAATAATTTTCATAATAGTGTTTTATGTCTAGCAGCAAAAGCAATGTTTTTCATATAATACTCTCCTAAAATATCTCTGCTACTTAATCTGCCCTGAACATGATGTAAAACTTGTTGATCTCCAACATAAATCGCAGCATGATTCGGTAAATTTGCAGCTAAGTGCATAAACAATAAATCGTGTTTTCTTATTTGATCTACTGGTATTTTTACAAAACCTTCTTTCATAAAATTATCTTCATATAAACTTTGACCTTTTTCCCAAAAATTATCACACCTGTAATAATCTCTAAGTTGTAAATTTAATTCTTTTTTAAAATAGTCTCTCACAAGAGAGTAACAATCAATAATTCCAAACTGAAATTTTCTTCCAACATAAGGTAATTCAAACCCTGATGGTTCACAATAGCCCCATTTTTCTGTTTGTGGATTGACTATAAACCAAGGAACTCCAGATTTTTCACAAGCAACTTTATCTCCGTCACTTGGTATAGGTGGTTGAAATGTATGAGAATGTGCGACAGCCACAATCTCACCTTCCTCTTCTGCCTTTATATAATCATCACTTGCTAAAACAAAACATTCTTTTGGTAAATCAGCAATATTTTTACATTTTTTATATACAACTCTACCTTTTTTAACTATAAGAAGGCCACAGCTTTCTTTAGGTGATTCTTCCTTTGCGTGTTCTAAGATTTTATTTTTTATATCGTCAGTAATATTCATTTCAACATACCAAGACTAGGAAAAGACCCATATGGCAAAGGGCTAAATTGACCAAATCTTGCTTTACAAGAACTAAGACGTTTTCCACAAACATCTTGCGCCGCACTTGCGACAGATTGATCATTAAAATCAAAATAATTTGTGCCTGTATAACTACATTCAGAACTTCTATAAACCCATTGACAGATATTAGATACACATTGTCTTTTTGGTAACATATCACCCTGCTTATCTACAGGCATTACTAATTCAAATTGTACTACATCTCTGTTTTCAGATACTTTTCTATCAATTGTAAAAGTTTGATCAGGGTATCTTGCATTCGGATCAGCATCAGGTTGTCCATCAAGATATTTTCTTAATGTCCTTATTCTTCTTACTGTTGTTCCGCCCAAATCATTTCCATTAAAAAGTGCGGTCTGACTTGGGTTTGTAGCACGTTGAACATTATTAACAGTTTTAATTAATGCAGTAATTGAACCATTCAAATTTGCAACAGTAAGGGTTGGACGAGGTAAAGTCCCTTGAGTAACCATTTCAAATCCTTCACTTTTTATAGGAATGGCTGTGTATGAATTGCTGTTAAAAACTATGTTTCCTGTAAAACCTTCGTTCAGTCCATTATGAAAATAATATTTTGTTACGCCTAAAGCGGTTGCAACTTCCGAAACAAATTCTAGTTCAAATAATTCAATAATTTTATCAGGTGCAAAACTATTTAAATCTTCAAAAATACTGCTAATTGCAGTCCAAACAACAGTGTTATCTGTAACAGTAGACCCTACATCTGTACCAAAAGGCGGTTCAGAACTGCCTGTGGTTCCGGCTGTAGTGCACTCAAAAACTAATCCAGTTGGAACTATAGCGGAAGCTGCCCTAACGACAGTTCCAAGTGTTGTAACTGTATTTGCAGTCCAAGCAGAATAAGCCATTAAGTTTCAAATACCTCCCTAAATGTACATTGAATAACAGCACGATTCAAGGATGGTATTGTCTTTGTAAAACTATCACAAACAAATTTACGTTGACCTGACATCGTTAAATCTACGTTTCCACTTGTTGTTCCACTCGCAGTTGTTAATATAGTAAAGGTATTTTGATTTACAGCAGAAGTAACAATATAATCACCATCAGCAGCAGACCCACTTGTAAAATCAAGTGATACTTTATCGCCAATAGCAACACCATGATTTGTAATTGTGATTGTAACTGTGTTTGCTGATCTTGAATATGTACCTGTTTTAGAAATACCTTCAGCAGGTGGTGTAAAGTTAAAACTTTCGTTGTCAAAAGCTCTACTATTTAAAAAAGCCTCAATGACATCAGACTCTGTTTCAGAAACCCTAAATTCTAAACTATAAGTTTTTGGATTTTGATTTATGCCATAGGATAATCGCTGTTCAAATCCATCCCCAAAAACGACAGTACGAATATTTGGAGACGTATTTTTTGAAAAACTATAGGTAGGAGTGATGCTTGGAAAAGTTGCCATAATTAACCTCTAGATAAAAGTCCCCCAGCCCTTGTTTGTTTAACAAGTTCTTGTTGTACAGCTAATCCAATCAGTTTACCTAATTGACTAGAAGTAGCTTCATCGCCTTGTGCCTCTGTACCTGATGCGTCAACGGAAACATTAATAACATTTGTAGTTCCTCCACCAAGTTGATTATTAGGAATAATTTTACCTGATGTTGAAGGAACAAACATTTCTCGGCCACGCTCACCAACCATATAAGGTTGATTTGCACTTACTTGACCACCATTTGCTCTAGGGAACAAAGTCTGTAAAAAGCCACCAATAGGCCCACCAATACCAGCAAAAGCTTTTTGTATTGCTAATTCAACTAATTTTCTCTTCATTCGATCTAATACATTTATTGCAGCTTCAGCTAAAGTTTTTGTACCCATAACAGCATCAGTAAGGTTTTGTACAATGCCATCTTCGATTTCTTGTCCCATCGCAGCAAACTTACCTTTCAATTCTTCTGCGGCTTCAGCATTTTTATCAATTTCTGTTTTTTGATCCTTTAATCCTTGATTTTCTGTCAAAATTTTTGTAATTATATCTCTGTGTTCGTCTCCATAGATTGCAACAGCTTCATTTATTTCGTGTTGAAGTTCTACTTCTTTTGTATTGCCATCAATTGCTGCCTGTAACAACTCACCTGATTGTTTTTGTTTTGCCATAAATTTATCAAAAGCTTCTTGTTTTGCGTTTGCTTCATCTCTTTCTTTAACTGCTCGTGCAACTATTTGTTCGTGATGTTTTCTTTGTATATCAGTTAATTTTGTTGCTTCTGCATTTGCCTTTTTCTTCGTAGAAACAATGTTATTTTGTGCCTCCTCTATTTTTTTATCTGATTTAAGACTATTTGCTCTGCCTTGTAACATTCTTTCTACTCTTTTAGCCTCGTCTAATTCTTTTTTAAGATTTCCGCTTCTTTTCTTCTGTTGTGCATTTAAGCCATTATATCTTTCTTCTAATTCTTTCACTTTATTTTTTTGATTTTCTAGTGCATCAGTAACGCTTTCTTCGTCTCCAGAATTTATAAGCTTATTAAATTCTTTTTGTTTATCATTTGCTTTTATTAATGCAGCGGTAAGTAATGTAGCTCCTGTCGCTATCGCAACAAAAGGTATAGCATTTAAGGCAATAGCAGCCAAACCACCCGCAGCAGCAACTTTTGTCAAAGCTACACCAACCGCAGTTAAAAGAACAGGTAAACCTTGGGCTGCTAGTGCTATGCCGCCAATAATAAGACTTGCTTTTCCAATAGGTGAATTAACAAAATCAACAGCCGCTTTTGTAAGCTCTGTTAAACCTTTAACTGCTGGTATAACAGCAGGGACTAATAATTCTCCAACAGCCCTTGATAAGTCCTCAGAGGCATTTGATAAGTCTTTAAATACTTGTGTTGGATCGTTTGCAACTAATTCTTTTAATGAAGCTGCCCCTTCAGTTTCTATGGTTCTTAAAGATCTTAAAACAACATCACTCGTAAGTTTTCCTTCAGCAGCAAGTTCTTTTAGTTTTCCTATGGGAACATTAAGTTCATCTGCGATAGGTTGTAATAATGTTGGGATTTGTTCAGATATGCTTCTAAATTCATCTCCAGCAAGCCTTCCAGAACCTAAAGCCTGTGCTAACTGTCTAAAAGCGTTTGATGCCTCTATAGTTGATGCTCCAGCTAGTTTTGCTGCTGTATTAAATCCAAAGAAAGTACTTTTAATATCATCTACACCTACACCTAGCGGGGCTAACCTAGCCGTTATATCTGTAATACCTTCTAAAGCTTCAGTTGCACTCAATCCAAATGCTTTTTGTGCGTCAGCTGCTATTTGTTGAGATTTGGCAAAAGTTCCATTTGCTTTAGTAAGTAATCCTAATCTTACATTTAATTTTTCAAAATTTGATGCAGTTTGAACAGCTTGTTTTGCTAAGACTGTGACACCAACACCTGCTATAGCTGTTCTTAAGCCGCCAAAAGCTTGTTGTAATCTGTTTGTTTTATTTTGTACACCCTGTAATGCTCTAGTGGCATTTGTCGCATCTACAGTAAGTTTTACATTTGCCTGTGCCACAAATAAAAAAAGCCTTTATTATATATTACCTTGTATTTGCCTTTTGACGATTAAGTTCTCTCTTTTCTCTATCATATTTAACTTCATAGTACGCAGCCCAATATATTAACTCTGCCTCAGTCATATTCATTCTGAGTTCTTGCACTGTTTTACCAAGTTCTGTTGCTAGGAAAAACTCAAAATTTAACCAGTTATCCCCTTTTATTCGTTTTTTGCTGTATCAACATCTAATTCAATATTGAACAAAAACAATTCAAGATCATTTAAAACCTTCTCAGGTAATTGTCTTTGTAATATCGGTGCATCTGACATGTCAAAAGCTGGCGTTCCATCTTCTTTTTGCGCCATCTTACAAAGTAGCTGTGTAGAAACAGTTAAAGCTTCATCAGTACCAGCAAGTTGTTGCGCCTTTTGTCTGTCAAATCTTGTTATGGGCGGAAAATATAAAGTGGCTAAAATTTTACCAGATGAATCTTTCAATTCATATTTACG